AGACGATATCTTTGGCGGCATAGATGGTTGGGATGAGATTGGTTAAAGTGTTCGACATGAGGGGACCTCCTTAGTCCTCTAAAGTGCCGCCGGAGCGGATGTAGCGCGCCCGGTCAGTGAGCGACATGCGCTCGTACTCCTGGCGTTTGATGACCGTTGGTTGATTGCCCTCGGTCTGCTCGGATGTTGCGCTGGATACGGGGACAAAGTTTTTAGCGATGTCGTTGGGACGGTTGGCCAATTGCATGGCCTCGTATAACGACACAGCCTCGGCGTGTTTGGCTTGCGCAGCCTCCAAATTGGCGCGCATCTCCAAAGCCGCAACTTTGCTTTCATCCGTCCCCGCGCGGAACAGCGTGTCAATCTCATTGGCAACGCGCTGCACATCCGCCTCAGCCAAGATTACGGCGTCGAAGTAGGGTTTTAGATCAAGCATTGGGTTTCTCCTTTCGCAAAAGTAAACTGACTTGTTCGCTGAGGGTTTGTGCCTCGCGTTCTTGTTCATCCGTCAGCGCCGATGCTACAGGCGCAGGCGGTTGACCCACAATTGTGTTGGCGGATTGCTGCATCCGCTCAAAGGCCTCCATCACGGCAGGCGGGACGTTCCGATACTGGCTCAGGGCGGTGATCGCCGCTGGCTGGAGATTTGATTTGTTGCTGTTTTTGATCACCTCGTCCACAAAGCCAAAGTCCAGGGCTTCCTGGGCGGTCATCCAGGTTTCGTTGGTCATCATATTGACCAGCTTTTCAGGCGCTAGCTTCGTCCGGTTCACGTAGCTGTCAACGATCCCAGCCTTAACCGTTTTCAGCAGGTCGAGAGCCTTCTTGATCTCTTCGATGGTTCCCCAGGTTACGATGGATGGATCGTGGATCATGAAATAGGCGCTGTCCTGGATCTTGATCACGTCGCCGCCCATCGCTACTACCGTGGCTGCCGAAGCAGCCAGGCCATCGATCCTGACGGTCACACGCCCCGGGTATTCCACCATGATCGACTTGATCACCGATGCGGCAAACACTTCGCCGCCGCCCGAATTCATCCGGACTGTCACCGGGCCGCCCTTGCCGCTGGAATACAGCCCTTCCTTGAACTTCTTCGGCGTAATATCGTCTTCAAACCAGGAATACTCCGAGATATAACCATAAAACTCGATCTCAGCTTCCCCGCTCTCGGATTGATCCGCATCCAGGATGCGCCAGAAGGGTTCATACGGATCGTGCGATCCTTCAAAAATGCGGATAGGATTATGGGGTTTGGGCATTCTTTCCTCCAATCGGCAGGATATTTCCGGCCATATAGTAGCGATCTCCGTCTGGATAGGCGGACATTTCGTCTTTCTCTCTCGCCTCGTTTGGCGTCATCATCCCGTTTTGGATGCGTACCGCCATCGAGTCGCCGCGCGCTTTGCTGTCCATCCGCAGCAGCGACTCGCGGATAAACCGGAAATAGGTGAAGGATTGTTCGTCCCGCGAGAGCCAGCGTATTCGGGCAGCTTCTTCCCACGGCACCAGGTACGAGTCGAGTGTCCCTTGCAGGTATTCGATGTATTTCTGCTCGTTGGAGTTGTAGGCTTCTTTGCCGCGGTTCAGCATGTGTTCCGACAATCCGAAGAAGTTGCACACATCCCGGTCGGTTGCGTCGATGCTCTCCAAAAATTGAGCGTCCTTGAGCTGGATATGGATCGGCTCGAATTTTGTGATCCGGCTGTCGAACACGGCCAGGCGGTAAGCGTTCGAAGCTCCGCTCAGGCTCTCTTCGTAGGCGTCCCGCACCTTCTGACGCGCGTCTGCGCTGATCGCACCGTCAAGCTGGATATAAGCCGCAGGCATAAACCCTTGCTTGTAATATTGGCCTTGTGTTTTGTGGGCTGCCAGTTGACGGCCAAAGGTCTCGCGCGCAAAGGCGATCACGCCGCGCCCGGCAAACCCTGTGGCGTCCGGGTTGATCAGCAGGTGCAGTATTTCTACCGATGGGATGTACTCCGGGACGCCATTGCTGAATACATGCCGATACCAAAGATTTCCATCCATGTCGAATACAGGGGTCGTCTTATCGGCTGGCAAGATCAGCAGTTGCCGCGGACCTACGATGGGGTTCCAGATGTAGGTATTCCCGTAGAACAGCAGCCATTCGATAGCCGCCTTCTTGAATTGAAACGGCGTCCAGCCCCACAGGTTAGGCGAGATCTGGAGCAGGTAGGCCATGTTACGCGTCACGGCGTTTGCCGGGACCTGTTCGATGCTGCGACCAGATCGGCGCAACATCTGAAACGGCATCTTGGCGACATCGTCGCTGATGATGTTTTTGGCGCGGTAAGCGGTCGCAATGGTCTGCGCTCCTGCCACAGTAACTCGCTGGCCCGATTCGGTGGTGTAGCCCCAGGATGGGGCATAGTCCATGCGCGGGCTGGTGTTTGGATCTTCTTTCGGTTTCGGGTTTCCGCTCAGCAGTTCACTCAGCAGCATGTTTAGCCTTCACTTTCCCAATGAGCACGCCTGCGATGATCAGCATCAGTCCTGCTGTAATCCAGGTCAGGATCACACTCCACAGCGCCAGGCCATACAGGATGCACGCGCACCCGGCCAGCAGGAATATGTCGTCGATAACCGCAGCCATCCATTGTTTCAGCATTGCGCCTCATATTGGCCAAATATATCAATCAGCGGCCCGGACATCGCCCGCACCCTTTTCCATCCAGGTAATGCGCTTCTGGCCTCTTCGATCCAGGGCCGCAAGTGATGTTCCAACGGATAATGAAAATGCGGACGGTCTTCATAGTCGTGAAAATAGGCTCGCTCTCCCTGGTAGAGGTCCATCCCGCACAGGAATACTGGATCGCAGCCCATCCACAAGGCGAACCAGGTCGCCGTATTGGAGCTGTAACTTCCGGTCCACACCAGTACATCGAATACGATGTCCGAGGTAGGCTCAGGGCTGACCAGCGTCACGCCGCCCTGCTCGATGGCCTCTCGCAAATCATCTTCCCAGCCTTCCGGGTGGTCGTTGTAGACCATGTAATCAGGCTGGCAGCAGAGTCTGGCGTGATGGTTTACGGCAATCAGTAAGCAGCCTGCGGGCAATCGCGCCATATCAGCGATCAGGCTGGGACCGCCGCCTAATACGGCTGCCGGTCTGCCCTGATAACGATCTCGATATTGCGACATCAGTTCCGTCATCACATCCCCCAATCATCGTTTAATATGGCGGCGCTCAGATCAATCGTGCCGGTGTAGGTCACAGCCCTGGCCATCGCATCGATCCACGCTGAGACCAGGTCGATCCGCCGCGTCCGCACGACCGATTTGCCCTTATGCTCTTTGACCAGCTTGATCTGCGAGTTGCCGTTCTTTGCGATGCTGGCATTCCCAAAGCACCAACGCGCGACCGGGTTAGGCTCGTGGCTGATCTTCTTTTCCCGTAATAACCGTTCGGTTTCATTAAGCGGGTTTGTCAAGGTCATGAAGGTCTGGGGAATATCGACGCAGGTCAAGCCTTCCTGCTCCAGCTCCTGGAGTAACATCGTGGCAAACGCGCGGTCCGAGCAAATTTCTTTTATGTTGTAGAACCGTTTGATATCCAGGATGGTCTCCCTGATCTTGGTGTAATCGACCACATCGCCATCAGTCGGGGTGATCCAGCCTGCTTTTGCCCATTGGTCGTATGGCACATGGTCCCGTTCTACCCGTTCCTTCATGTTGTCCGCCGGGATCCAGCAATGCCAGAATACACGCCAATCCAGTTGTTGTCCCTGGGGAGGAAATACGACATTCAGCGCGGTGAGGTCGGTTGTAGAAGACAGGTCCAGCCCCAGGTAACAATCCAGGCCCATCAAATCAGCCCGGTTCCAATCGCCGTTCGTCGCATCGAACAGGTCCAGCGGCAGCCAGGTGGTGAGCTTTGTCGTGATCCATTGGTTAAGCCGTAACCAGCGGAATAACCGTTCGTCTGCTGGTTTGATCTTCGCTTTCTCGGCTGCCTCACGAATGCTATCGACCTTGACTGTCACGCCCAGGCTGGGATTAGCCTGGTACCAGTTGGCCTCGTTATAAATGTCGTCCCCATCGTATCCAAAGACGACGCAATACCAGGTCGGGTCAACAATGTCGCCTGCCAGGATTTTCGAGGCATAGTCATGTTGCTCCCATCCGATCGACACCCGGTCGGGATCGTCCCCGGCGGTTGTCAATATCCACCAGATCGGTTGTTTGCGTGCATCGCCTGCCCCAAACGTCATCACATCCCACAAATCCCGATTGGGCTGGGCATGCAGCTCATCGAAAATACAGGCCGACAAATCCAACCCGTGCTTCGTGTACGACTCGGCGCTCATGGCCTTGTAGGATGAGCCAGACTTGGTATCGGTAATGATTTTTTGCGACTTTGTAATCCTGGACCGTTTTGCCAGCGCCGGGGCCTGTTCGATCA